TGGGAGAAACACCGGAAGAAGCAGCCATAAGAGAAACTCGTGAGGAATTTGGTATCAACATTGCCGAAACGATTCCGATAACGATAATATCTGGTATGCCGGCTGAATATTGTCCGTCACAGGTATTCCTCTGTACAGAATACTTCGGAACACCTCTTGCATTTAACACAGAGATGGAAAATGCGAGGTTTGAGCCTGTTGAGGAGGTCCTGAAGGAAAATCTGTTCCTGCCGTTTGAATTATCTATCAGGGAATTGCTGAATCAGTTGCATTCCATGAATCGAGATGCCACTAATGATGATGATTGGGTAACAGTTAACGGTCAGCATATCGAAGTGAATGAGAATGGCGAGCAGATAAGCGGTAATCCCAAAGTCCTTGGGAAAGGCAGTAAGGAAAGCGAAAAATCCTTGAAAGCCGAGCAAAAAGGTGGTAATATTGCAAGTGCGAAGGGTGCAAACTCTTTGGAGGTTAAAGGCTTTAAAAATAATCAGCATTTGAACAATCATTGGCAGAATGGAAGAACTCATCAAGAGGAATATGCCAAAGATGGAATAACTACCAAAGAACAGTATGCACAAAGAGCAGTGGAGCTTGCAGAGATGCCCGTCGGAGGATCGATACAAGGTTACAAGACCAAAGAAGGATATATTTGCCGATATGATACAAGTAAAAATGATTATGTTAAGGCAGATATCAAAAAAGGTATTAGGACCATGTTCAAACCTGTAGACGGAGAAAAATATTATCAGGAAATGTTGGCGAAAGAAGGTATTGAAGATGACTGATGGAAAGCATATGTGCCCTGTGTGTGGAAAGCACGAGTTTGAAGAATATGATTCTTTTGAATTTTGTCCGGAATGTAATTGGATTGACGATGCTGGATTGACCGATAATCCAGATTTGAGAGGATATTACAAAATGAGCCTTAATGAAGCAAAGAAAGCTTATCAGGACGGACAGAAAATAGCATAATTAAAGATGATTTGAGCCTTGCGGTTGCGTGAGGCTCTTTTCTTTTGCCCTGTGGTTCCGCTAATCGTGGCTCTATGGGGCTTTTTTGCGTTCAACAGTCAAATAGACATTAAGAAGTATAAATGCCGAAATTGAGGCAATGAGAGAAGGTGGTTATTTGGATGAAACACTTAGGAAAGAGATTATCAGAGAGGATTTGAAACGAAAGAACAAAGGCAAGAAGATTGTTCCGGCGAAATATCGAATGAAGTACCCTGACAGTGCAGAGAGGGAATATGTGAGGCTGGCAAATGAGTATATGGCAATCGAAAAGGAAGTCCTGCTCAAATATATCCCGGAACTAAAGCAGATTCTGAATGAGGGTACAAAGTACAACACCGATTCCAAAAAGGACAATGAGAAGAAAAGAAAGATGGCTAGGTTTTCCACCATTGACAACACCATTGTCCGCCTCGGAATACTTTTTGACAGCATCCAGAAAGAACTTGATTCGGCATTTGGACTTTATGACCTAAAACGGAATCTGAATAAGATAGCAAACCTCGACCACAAGCTGACAATAGCAGAGTGGAAGAAAACAGTCAGCAAAACGCTTGGTATCAATATTCTTGATGATTACTATTCTGGAGATTACTATCAGCGAATGCTTGAGCAATGGGTATCGGCAAATGTGAACCTTATCAAGACTGTTCCAAAGGATTCTCTAGGAAACCTGAAAGAAAAGGTTTATTCGGATTATATGAATGGCCGCAGCACTACTAACATTGTCAAAGAACTTCAGAGGCAGTATGGAATGGATAAGCGGCACGCACAGTTGATAGCCAGAGACCAGACAGCAAAGCTCAATTCAAACATAACGCAGAGCCAGCAGAGAGATGCAGGAGTAAACAAATACAAATGGTCAACGGTTGGAGACGGGCGAGTTCGGGATAGCCATGATGCTTTAGATGGAGAGATATTCAGTTGGGACGATCCGCCGGAAACGGATGATGGAAGGCGGTGCCATCCTGGAGAAGATTATCAGTGCCGGTGCTGTGCGATACCGGTATTTGATATAGACGAACTGGATTTGCCAGTATGAAAGGGGTGATTGCCTTGAAAAAGTGAAAATAAACAGGAGGTGCGGAAAGTGAAACTGCGAAGAATTGACAGTATTTCCATTGATCAGACTTATTACACAGACGAGGGATATCTGGTAGACCATCCCATTGTAACTACCTGTGGAATATTTGAGTACAAGAATGATGATGGAAGTACAAGGAGGGAACTCCGCTTGCCTGAGAACGTCTTTGACGAGAAATCATTGGAGAGTTACAAGGGCAAACCAATTATCATCACGCATGATGCTGGGGAGGTAGACAAGGAAAATGTTCACAGAGAGCAGATAGGCACAATCATGAGTAAAGGATATCGTGACGGAGATAATGTCCGCTGCGAGATTATCATTCATGACACAAACGCATTGGAAAGATGCGGCTTGAAGGAACTTTCACTTGGATACAGCCTCGATACGGATGATACTCCCGGCGTATACAAGGGAGAGAAATATGATTGTATACAGAAAAATATCGAAATCAATCACCTTGCGTTGGTTGGAGAGGCGAGAGCCGGAGAGGCTGCCCGCTTAAATATTGATGGCAAGGATGATGATGTACAAATTCTAAAAGGAGGCAAAGTAATCATGTACAAACCTAATGCAAAAGGTCGCAGAGCTGATGATGGAGCAGAACTTTCCCCGGAGGAAATGGAAGCTGCTATTGCATTATTCAAGGCTCAGCAGGCGGCAAGTCAGGCGACTGGCGAAGGAACAGACGGAGAGGAAGACCCGGAGGAAACACCGACCGAGGGACAGGAGGAAGAAAAGAGCCCTGTTGATAAGGTCAGAGAGAACATTGACCGCCGGGATTCCGAAGGAGAAGGAATGGATCCGGAAGAAATCATTGCAGAGCAGAAAGCAGACCTTGACACTCTCTTGGAGGAAATTGACAAGCTGCAGGCTTCCAGTGATATGAACGGAGACGAGGGAGAGGAAGACAATCCCGAAGGCGAAGGCTCTCCTGATTCTGAGGAAGAAAATTCTGACGAGGGAGAGGAAGAATCCGAGGAGGAAAAAGAGAAGGGAGTAAATATGGATTCCGTAGACAGAATCATTCAGGACCGTTTGGATGTGTGCAGAATGGCAGACAAACTCAATCTTGATGGTGTCGAGAAACTCTCTGTGACAGAAGGAAGAAAGCGTATCATTAAGGCGGTCAATCCGAAGATTAACCTCGACGGAAAGAGCAACAGCTACATCAATGCCGCTTATGATATCGCAAAGCAGTCTTTCCACGAGAGAAAGAGCACAGACGATCAGAGGCAGAAGATGGTAACAAACAAAGTTCGTAAGGATGCGAAAGAGGAAAGCAATTCCAATTCCGCCCGTAAGAATATGATTTCAAGAATGACAGGAGGTAGAAAGTAATGAGCATGGCTGCACAGACAAGTTATGGTTTCGGCTTTCCCAAGGGAGTAGCCGGAGGGCTGTTTGATTTATCGGCCCACGAAGTATCTACAAGGCAGGCAGAGGGAACAGGAATTTCCTTTGGTATCGGCGTTGTTGTTGGAACAAACAAGGGTACTGATGTTGCTGTTCCTACATCTTCTGCTACTGCCACAGATTTTGAGGGAGTTGTGGTACACAATTCCGTAATGGTTGAGATGGATATGGCCGGAAAGGTTGGCATTGATGACAAGAGAACTGTCGGCTGCCTGCACCATGGCAAAATCTGGGTAAAGACAGGTAAAGACGCTGCACCTGCATACAAGGAAAAAGTGTATCTGATTACAGACGGAGAAGAAGCGGGGCTGTTCACTACATCGGCTGACAGCTCAACCAAGGTGGAATTGAATGCGATTTACCTTGGCGTAACTGATGATGGTATTGCAAATGCAGAGTTTTTCCCTGCTGGTGCAAAAACTGAATAAGGAGGGACACATCGATGAAAGATTTTAACATGGATGATTACAGCGCATTAAAGGGTTCCACCCTCGTAAAAGGACTTGCAGGAAGTGAGAACCTTCGTTTTGACAGCGTTGAATCAGCAACAGTATTCTTCGCCAGAGAGCTTGATCAGGTCAAGACAAAGACCTATGACAAGCAGTACCCGGAACTTTCGGCTCTGGCATATTTCCCTATTACCTCCGAGGTAAATGAGGGAGCAGAAACAACCACATATTACAGC